CCGCGATCGGCGCAGGCAACTGCGAGAAAACGACACGGAAAAAGAAAATAAAATTATTTTTACCAAAACCCCGCACAAGGGGTTTTTTTATGCCAATATCTGTCTGCGGTCACTTTGATCGTATCTACAGCGAAGGAAAGAAAATGCTTTTAGTCGAATCAGTCAAGACGGTCACGATCCAGAAAGTGCGCAACTCACGTTGCTACGGCGAGCCCACACTGTTCGCAATGCTGGTGGACGACAGCGCCGGCTACGCCCACGAGATGGAGTTTGCCGACCTCGCTGAGGCCCAGCGCTTCGTTGACGCAATCAACTCGTTTAGCAAGTAAACCAACCGGGGGCAGCCGCCCCCACTACAGCGAAGGAAACAAAATGAAACTGTCAGACGTAATTAAGGCCCGTCAAAGCAAGCAGATTAGCGACGAGAAACGCTGGGCTAAGGTCGATGCCGCTCGTGCCAAGTTCATCCCGCAGGAGAACCTGCACCCGGCGATCGGCGTTATGATGACCGCGAAGGGCGTCAAGTACTACGCCTACATTGACGGCGTGTACCGAGAGGGCAGCCCTGAACACCTGACCAATCTGCTGGTTGACTAACGACAAGAGGCCCTCCGGGGCCTTTTTTGTACCCACTGGGAACCACGTTGGAACCCACTGGGAACCGACTGGGATCCGGTTGGGTTCGTTGATGTTCTAGCATTGCTGCAGAAAACCCTGTAAAATCAAGGCATTCAACGCAAAGAGACTGGAACAATGTCGGACGCGACGAAAAAACCACGCAAATCTAAGGCGATCACGCCTAACCAAGCCGCCAAGATCGAGGGCGCATTCGAGGCCGCAATGGCCGCTAAACGCCAGCAGGAGACCATTGAAGCGCTCTCCGCTACCAAAGCACCAGCCGAGCCGCCAAAAGCCATTGGAAGGCCAACTAAGCGCACTCCAGAGGTAGTCAAAGAGATCTGCGATCGCTTATCTGCTGGTGAGCCAATGAGGGCTATCTGCAGAGATCCACGGATGCCGGGCTGGGATACTGTGTATGAGTGGATGGGCCGGCACGAAGACTTTGCCCTACTGGTCGCGCAAGCCCGTGAAAATGGGGTGGAGGCGATCGCCCAAGATACGCTGGCCATGATTGATGCGGAGCCGCGTTATGTCGAGGATTCCAAGGGCGGAACCCGCATAGACACTGGGTATGTGCAATGGATGAAGTTGCGCACAGAGCAGCGGATGAAGTTGCTGGCGTGCTGGAGTCCCAACCGATATGGCAACCGGGTACAGGTGGCCGGGGACAAAGACAACCCGCTGCAGGTGAACATCCAAGCGACTGAGATGTTTGAGTCCATCCTCAAGAACGCCGAGATGACGCGGCAGATCGAAGAGTGAGATCCCATTTTCACCCCTGTTTTAGGAGTCAAAGTGGGAAATTGTCTCGATCGCTCGCCGGCCAGTATCAATGAAAGTGGGAAATGCCCCTCAAAAAGGGGGTTTACGGGTGATTCCGACCACGCTCAAGCAGGCGCAGGAGTTTGTGAAGGAACATCACAGGCACAATCGGCCCCCGGTTGGGCACAAATTCAGCATCGGATTGGTTAACGATGAGGGCGCGTTAATTGGTGTTGCTACAGCTGGACGCCCGGTGGCTCGGCATCTTGATGACGGCCTGACGTTAGAAGTAAACCGAACTTGTACGTTGGGCGATCGGAACGCCAACTCAATGCTTTACGGTGCCATCTGGAGGGCCGCCAAGGCGATGGGGTACGTTCGGTGCATTACCTACACTCAGCACGATGAAAGCGGCGCATCGCTTCACGGCGCTGGCTGGATAAAGGCAAAGGATTTGCCGCCAAACAAAGGATGGGACAGTCCATCTCGGCCGCGAGAAGATATCGGTTCAGCTGGAGTGGCTCGGACTCGTTGGGAGATCAACTGTGGCCGGTAAGTTGCCCCCGGACGTGGTTGAGATCCTCAAGGACCCCGAGACCAAGAAGAAATTCCTCACGCTTCCGGTTGAGCAGCAGGTGGCTTGGGCATGGCGCATGAAGTGGCTTCAGGCGGCCCACAGGCATCAGATCCTCCCGGCCGGGGACTGGTGGTCCATCTGGCTGCTGCTGGCCGGCAGGGGCGCCGGGAAGACGCGCACGGCCGCGGAGCAGATCGGATGGTGGGCACATACCCAGCCGGGGACGCGATGGCTGGTAGCGGCTCCCACAAGCAGTGACGTGCGCTCGACCTGTTTTGAAGGGGATTCCGGGCTGCTCACGGTTATTCCGCAGGCGCTGATCGCGGACTACAACAAGGCGCTGCACGAACTCAAACTAACGTCGGGCTCGCTGATCAAGGGGATACCTGCGTCGGAGCCAGATCGCTTCCGCGGCCCCCAGTTCCACGGCGGCTGGTGCGATGAACTCGCGGCATGGGAATACCTGCAGGAGGCATGGGACCAGATCCAGTTCGGCGTGCGACTGGGCAAGCAGACGCGGATCATCTGCACTACCACGCCGCGGCCCAAGGACTTGATCATTGATCTGATCGGCCGGGACGGTGACGACGTAGCGGTGACGACAGCCTCGACGTACACGAACCTCGACAACCTGTCGGCCAACTTCCGCAAGCAGATCCTGCAGTACGAGGGGACGACGCTAGGCCGGCAGGAGATCTACGCCGAGATCATTGACCCGGAGGAGTCCGGGATAGTGAAGCGGGATATGTTCAGGCTCTGGCCTGACGGCAAGCCGTTCCCCAAGTTCGAGTACATCATCCAGTCCTATGACGTGGCGACCTCAGAGAAGGTCCAGAACGATCCGACGGCCTGCATTACGTTCGGGGTGTTCAAACCGCTAGACGGTCCCATGGCCGTCATGGTGATCGACTGCTGGCAGGAGCGGCTGCAATACCCTGACCTGCGACCCAAGGTGGTCGAGGAGTACGGCGCGGTTTACGGGGAAGGGAAAGAGAAGAAGCGGGTGGACCTGCTGCTGATCGAGGACAAGTCCGCGGGGATCTCGTTGATCCAAGACCTGCAGAGGGCGCACCTGCCGATCAGGGCGTACAACCCCGGCAGGGCTGACAAGATGCAGCGGCTGAACATCGTGAGCCACATCATTGCCCGCGGGCGGGTGTGGATCCCGGAGAGCAGCACAAGGAAGGGGTACGTCAGGGACTGGGCAGAAGGCTTTGTCAGCCAGATATGCTCGTTCCCTGAGTCAACGCACGATGATTTCGTAGATGCGTGTACGCAGGCGCTGAGGTTCCTGCGGGACAGCGGATGGCTTGAGGTGGACCCACCGCCTGACGAGGATTGGGACGAAGACGATTACGTTGACAGTGGCCGATCGCGCCGGAGGGAGAACCCGTATGCACAATGATGAATTCGCCCTGCAGGGGTACTGCGTCAACTGCAAGCGGCTGTTCGAGGTAAAGCACTTCGAGAACATCTGCCAGCAGTGTGAGCACAAACCAATGAAGGAAGTGCTTGACTTCCCGGACGAGGATGCGCTATCGTTGCAAGCGTGAGGAGTGGAACACCTTGCAATGAGAGCCGTTAAGCCTGATCCCGACCCCGTATGGGGTTCCTCAAAGGTCACAAGCCTTTGTGTGGTTCCACCGGGGTCAGACTTAACGGCTTTTTTGCGTCCACGTTCACCGCTGATCTCGTCGGGGACAACACGGCAGGGGATCGGGGATAGTGCCTACTGTGGGGTAGATCTGAGACAGGCACGAGGGTGGCGAAGGCAGCGCCCGAGATCGAAAGGCTACCGGGTATGCGTGGCTCCGTTACAGCACTCATTGAAGGAACCTAGGGAGGGCTAGGTTTCGTCCACCACCCAGCAGTCAAGTAAGTAAGTGATTGATAGATAAAGAGAATATATAGATGATATATATGATTGAGCCGGAAAAAAAAGAACGAAGGGCTCATATCTGGTGGGGTCGGGATACGTTCTGTCAGGCGTACCGGCAGGGGTTGTTGAAGAGGCGGCCGTTCCTTGCGATGAATGACCGGGGCCGCGGGTTGTGCAAGATGTGCATCATCAATTGCCGCAAGTGGGCTGACGCCAATCCTGTAGTGACTTGACAGCCTAGGCGCGATATGATGGCGGGTAATCTGCAAAGGAAACAGATATGCCCGGCAATCCGGTACGGCGCAAGCCAATCCCCGAGACAGATCTTAGTGCCATCCCCGGACATCTAACGCCGGAGGAGAGCAGAGCGCGAGCGCGGGAAGAGAAGGCTGCAATGCAAGCCTACCTTGCGACAATGCCCAAGGGTGACATCCTTGACACCATTCGCGCACCAATCAACCTGATGAGCAATGCCACTGCAGGAATGGTTGCGGAGATGCTTGGCAAGGGCAAACCGTTTGAGGCTAAGTACGGCTTTATGCCCAAGACTCAGGCCGAGATGAAGGCGATTGAGGCTATGCTTGCGGTGATGGGTCCGGGGTTAGACTTGATGGACTACCTCAAGATTCCTCCGATCGTCGGTCCCAATACTCCAACGGTTGCGGCAGCCCTTCAGGGCGTCGATCGTGCCGCGGCAAGGCTAACGGCCCAACAGGCTGCCAGAGCGGCTGCTAACGCCGGCCAAGGGGCAAAGAGAGCCGTCAAGGATCTAGCGACCAGTGACGCTGCATACAACCTAGCGAACAAGGTTGCCGCGGCATCCGGCGCTGCGCCCAAGCAGATCATGATGGGGCAATGTCTAAGACATGGCGCAAGGCGGACGCGGACCTTGCGGTGCAAATGGAGAAGGACGGCAGGAGCGCTAACGACATCTGGAGGAAAACGGGCACGTTCAGGGCTCCTGATGGCAG